GTAATTTTTTATTTAAGTCTTGTAGTTTATCTACAGTATCGGCAACATTCTTAATACCGGCTAATGCCACTTCGTAAGCTCTCGGGTGTTGGCCTTCTTTTGCCACTTCTAATATACCTGCTATAGCTTCTTGTCCTTGATCAATTAAGTTATAATAATATTCTCTACTATTCTTGTGATCGTTGTCAACATCATCTTTAGCTTTTTCTTCCACTCTTTCTACAGGTGGTTTAAACTCAGTCTTTTCTTTTTCTTTAGGTGCATCTATACCTAATATCTCATTTACTTTATCTTCCAATGCCATAATTATTCATCACTATCAGTTGTCGTATTATATTTTTTACCGTCTGTATAACTTTCTATTGTAGTTGTAAATCCAAAATCGTCATCAGCGTCAGCTGAAGTAGGATTAGGTTCAATAATAATTCTTTCTTCTCTTGCCTTATTGTTTCTATCCGTATCACTATATAGGTCTGCTTGAACTTTCTTAACTACACCTTGAGTCTGTGCTGGGCCAAACAAGTAAGTTTTAGCAGTAAATGTTAAAGTATATATAACTGCTCTTCGTGTTGTATAATCACCACTGTAAGAGTCTTCATAGTTTACACCATTTAATATAATTGGTACATCTCTTTTAATATCTAAACCAGGTATGGCATTAACTGTTACTGTATAATCTGGTTGAAAGTATGGTAATATTTGTTCTATAATTTGTAGACCACCTTCAGCAGTTGCCGTAAATACATTTAAAGTATATGAAATATTATAAGGCACCGGCATATAATTAAAATCTAAAGTTTTACCTTCAGCACTTGTTTTAACTTTTTTAAATTTTTGTAATCTGTTTAGTTTTCTACTAGCGTCATATTCAATAGTAGATATTTCAAAACTCATACGAGGTAATGTAATAGCAAACTCTCTGCTATCTAAATCAGGTTGTTGATCTAATCTAGTTAAAAACTTTTCTTTAGGAGCATATGCCAAAGGAACTCTGATAGATTGTATTGTACTACCACTAGAGTCTTTTCTTTTAATCTGTATGTTATTAAACAATTGACCAAAGGCAATTGTCATTCTTCTCATACTTTCGTTGTAAAAATATCCGAACATCTAAAAATCTGCATCCCCAAAAGGGTTCCTCTCTGTAAAGTCTAATATGTCATCTGCTGTAGAAGCAGTATCAAAACCAGCCTCACTATCTAAGTCTAAGTTATCAGCATATGGCGATTGTGTTTGTATAGCATATGTTTCAAGTAAGAAGTAATTACTGTCACCACTTACTGAATCATTTTCTAATAACATAGCACCATCTTCGTTTTCTAAACTAACTTGATGTGCTAATTGATCTAAAGTATGTTTGTCTTCAGCAGCGTCAATGCTTTCAACACCAGTATCTATTTGCTCTGAACTGTATTCCCAACGTGTAGCTCTTAATTTGTAAACAGGTAAATTTCCTAATTGAAAGAAAGGTTCCTGATCTTCAACAAATTGAATTTCAAAAAAGCCATTCATTAATGGCATGTAGATTATATCACCCTCGTTTGGTCTACCATCTACAATCATTGTAGCAGGATCATCTACTGAATCTTGCCATCTTCTTTTAGAAATCATAAATGTTGTGTCATCTCTGATCTCTAAACCAAACTTATTAATTATCTCTTGTGAACCAGCAAAACCCTCTGTGGTTTCCATATACATCTCTAAAAGATAGGCAGCATTGAACTTACTGGCTACGTCTTCGCCTAGTATGAGGTCTCTGTTTATAAGTGTTCTTGGTAAGTAGTAGCAATCTTGGCCATAAATTTTTAGGCCTTCTATGATTAAATCTTCGTAAAGTTTCTTTTCACTGTTACTGCCAATACCGTTGCCACCTTGAAAATAATGATTTGTTGCCATGGCATGTTATCCTATCATCATAGCCGGATTTAATTCATATGACGATCTTATTTCTTGTTCTAGTTTTTCTATGTCTGATAATGCTTCAGAATAAATTTGTTGACCATTTAATGTAACTCCACCTATCATACTTACACCATTAAATTTAGATAAGTTGGCACCCCATTGTTTTTTAAATAAAGCAGTTACATATCTTTTTAAAAATATATCATTAAAAACATCTGTTTGAACAGTAGGATCTAATTTTCTATAACACTCAATAACAATATATTCACCTACTGCTAAATCATTTGACCAGTCCATATCAATGTACAACTTATTGTCATGTTGATTAAATCTTAAAGGTTTTTCACCAACTAATATATGATCTAAAAAATCTAAATGTCTTAACACTACATCATAGTTTATAATACTTGTAGATGAAAAGTCATATAAGTCATTTAATCTTAATTGGTATCTTACGTCAAATAAGTTTAAGTTACCTTTATTAGAAAATGGTAATACGTTAATTACTGATACAACACTTTCGGGTACTACAATATAATTCTTGTCTTCGTTCCATGTAGTTGTAACACCACCATTGGCATTATCTGTACCTGTTTCAGATATAGGATTGATAGCAGCTATTCTATCTTTATCTGCTTGTGTATATTTGTATTTAAGATATGTTCTTTTAATACCATCATAATGATATTGAGCAAAATATTGTAGAGCTTCGTCTATTCTATCTTCTAATTGGTCATCATCAGCATTGATTTCAATGACTGGTTTTCCCAATGCTCTTAAAGCATATTCTTTTAAATTACTTCTTGTTGCTGGTGTTGCCATAATTTTCCTTATTTCCTACTATTTATACTCTTATCCAAGCGCTATGGCCTGAGCAATAGCAAATGATGTAGCCGCCTTTGTATCTAATTGTGTCTGAATAGCACTTGATACACCATTTAAAAAATCAAATTCTGTATTTGAAACATTACCACCTGATAATTTAGCAGCGTCAATACCTGTGCCTAAATTTAATGTTATTTCACTACCACTTATTACTGAACTAATATTTGTACCACCTAAAACAGATAAACCACCACCTAATGGTACTGAAACTGTTGAACTGTCATCCGTACTTATTGTAAATGATGAGTTAGAAAGTTTAGCATTACCAATAGAACCTGCTAATTTACTAGCGGCTATTGATCCTGCTAACTGAGCATTTGTAATTGTACCTGTCAAACTAGATGTTGGATAAGCAGTAGCGTCTGATAAATCAAATGCTGGTGTTGTGTCACTAGCACCTAAAGCTAATGTTACACCACCAAAATTTACAGTTGAATTACTAAGTGATGAATTTGCTATATTAGATAAAGTATTATTTGACCCACTAATTGTTTTATTTGTTAATGTGTCTGTTGATGTTTCTGTAACTACACCACCGTCTGTAGCAATAGTCATTTCTGTGCCACTTAGAGTTGTTGTAATACCTGAACCACCTAATAAAGTAAAACCACCACCTAATGGAAAACTAACTGTTGTTGAACTATCATCTGAAATAGTTATAGTTGAGTTTGCTATCATGGTATTTGTAACTGTATCAGTATCGCCTGAACCTACTAAAGTACCTGACACTGTTGGTAAAACTGAAACTGAACTACTACCTAAAGCATGTGGCGAAGCTTGTATAGTTTGAGCATGAGCATTACCTGACTCACAATAAAATTTTATTTTAGATACAGCACCTGTGCCTGTTCTTATATCAATTAATCCATCTGATACACTAACACCACCTGAAGAACCATTACCATCCATGATTACTTTACCAGTGCCATGAGGTAATAAATCTATATTACCATTAGATAATGTAATAATGTCAGCACCATTCATATCTAAATTACCACCTAGACTTGGTGTACTATCATCTGATAAATCTGAAAGACCAGCACCTGAAGCGGCCGTAGCAGATATAAAAGCTAAATTTCCTGATCCGTCTGTAGATAAAAGTTGATTGGCGTCACCATCATTTATAGGTAAAGTTAAAGTGACATTACCCGATAAACTAGATGAGGCAACTAAAGATACAGCGTGTGATGTACCAGCTTTATAAATTTTATTTCCAGCAGTTGATAATGTTCCATGTGTAAATGTAAGATTACCAGTAGAACTACCTGTAAATGTACCTGTACCTACTATAAACTCATCAACGTTTTCATCAAAACCAATAATAGCATTTGCATCATTACCTCTTTCAATAACAATACCAGCGTCACCAGAAGCTGTTCCTGTTCTACCTGTACCTAATTCTATGAATTGATCTGCTAATGTTGTATTTGTAGATGATACTGTTGTTGTACTACCGGTCACAGTCATATTACCAGCAACAGTTAAATTACCAGCAACACTTAATCCGTCACCACCACCAATCTCAACAACTGTTGAA